TTGGGCGTTCTTCAGGGCGTGCTCTTTCTCCGATTCGATCCGCGCCAGCTGTTGCTCGGCGTTGTAATCGATGCCCAGCTCGACCAGCTGTTTCTCCAGCTCCTGAAACTCTCTCTTGGACTGAATCGCCCTGTCATTGATCTCCAGCTGCTCAAAGGCGTACTCCAGTCGGCGGCGATCAAGATCAGTTGTTGCGCCCAACAGCTCGCTTTCTTGATTGAGCTTGACGACAGACTGGGTCCTGGCCTCGATGAACTTTTCAAGCTCGGCGGTGGTGGATTGTTGGCGTTCGCGGAGTTGTTCGGCGGCTTGGGCTTGATCTTGAAATCCCTGAGCGGTCAGGCCTTCAATATCGCCTTGCCCACCAGTCAACGCCCGGTAGCGCTCCAGCACTCTGCCGGGATAGTCCCGAGACTCTTGGCTGTTGCCGCCTGGAGTGCGCTGCTGTGCTCCAGGGCCCTGGTTGTAGGCGCGCAATCCGCCCTCTAGCCCAAACCGGTCCAGTTGCTGGCGGAGATACTTGGCGCCACCCATCAGGTTCTGCATCGGGTCGTAGGGGTTTACCCCGAGCTCGCGGGCGGTGCCTGGCATGAGCTGACTCAGGCCGATCGCGCCAGAGCGGCTGATCGCCGTTTGCCGGTTGCCAGACTCCTGCTCAACCAGTGCGGCATACAGTGCGGCGTCCACATTGTTCGCGCGGGCGGCGGCGATGATCTCCCGACCGAAAGGCCGGGCCGCGATGATCTCCTCAATGGATCGCGTCTTGGCCGCACCACCACCCCCGCCGCCAGGGCTGCCGCCGCCAGGCAGCGCAGGCGCCGAGGGAGCGCCGGGAAGGGTGCCGGGGATTGGGGCAGTGGCGGGGAGTGCCGCGGCCTGGGGCGCTGCGCTGGGGCGGAAGTTCAGCGCCTGCTCCATGGCGCCGGCCATGTCCACGCCCAGCAGCTTGAGGATGCCTTGCATGGGGTTGAGCTGGCCCAGCATCTGAGAGATCAGCCGGCCCCAGTTGATCCCGATCGACTCGAACACTCCGCCGAAGATGGACTGAATGTTGATTCCCAGCTGCCTGAAGGCCGCGTCCACCGGGTTGAGCGTGTTCAGTAGGTTCTGCATTGCCTGCCGACCGACCGACTCCACGGCTCGGAATGCGTTCACCGCGAAGTTGCGGACGCTGGCGATAACCGCCTGGGCCCTGGCCGCCGCCGCCTGAACGTCTCGCTGCAGCGCCTGGAAAAACACCTCAAACCGGGCCGGGATCGTATTCACGAACTCCCGGAACGGCTCGTTGAACTTGTAGGCCGCCGCCGTGGCCGCCGCGATGCCCGCCGCTGCCAATGCCCAAGGCCCCAGCACCGCCAGGTTCAGAGCAACGGCAGCATTCCTTGCAACGGTCGCCGCTGCGCTGAAATTGGTCAGCCCCGCAATCGCCGCCTTCGCCCCGCTCACGCCGCCCACCAGCGCCAGCGCGCCAGACACGGCATTCACTGCCACCACCAGGCCCAGGGTGCTGATCCCTGCGGCAGCAGCGGCAGCGCCGATATTCCTGATCGGATCAGGCAGTTTCATCGCTGCGCTGATCGCCAGGTTGAACGTGTCAATCAACGGCTTCATTGCCGCGCCGATCATCCCGCCGATCTGATTGGCCAGGTATTCGGCGTTGCCGCCGGCTACCAGAATTGAGTAGTTGAAACCCTGCATCTTCTTCTGGGTTTCCTGCGCAGTGCCGCCGGCGTCGCGGACCTTTCCAAACATGCGAACAATGTCCTGCTCAGACCTAGCCAAGACAGACTCAAAAGACCTGCCGGATTCTTCGCCAAATATGGCTTTAGCAAGTATCGCTCTATCTGTGGCGTTCAATGTATCCATCTGCCGCTTTATCGCAATTAGCGTCTGATCTAGCGGCTTCAACTTTCCACTGGTATCCAGAACCTGAGAGCCAAGTACGCTCATTGCGTCAATCATTTTCTGGCTGCCACGGATCAGATTCTGCATCTCGCTATCGCCGCCGCCAGCAGCAATCTGGAGCCTATTCAAGCCGGTTGATAGAGATGTACCTGCCCGGCTTGCGCGCACGCCAGCATCGGCGAATAGTGCAATCAATGCCGCAGTATCTTCGACGCTTACATTTAGCTTGCTTGCGGTGCCAGCCGCATAGCTCATCGCCTCGCCCACGTCCAACACTGTCTGATTGGCGCTGTTGGCGGACTTCACCAGAACGTCAACAATGCCGCTGGTCTGGCTGGCGTCAACCTGGAAGGTCTTCAGCACCGTGCCGACGATGCCGCCCATGTCCGCAAACGCCGTATCGCTCGCCTCAGCGCCCAGCACGATGCCCCGCAAGGCCTTTGTGGTCTGATCGGCGCTGAATCCTGCCCGGCTCAGCGACGTGGCCAGCGCAGCCACCTCAGTGGGTGTGCCGGCTGCGACGGCTGCCACGGCCTCAATCTCCTTGCGCAGCACGCCGAACGATCCGGCGCCGCCTTCAATGGCCGCCGCCTTGCGCACCTCAGCGTCGAACTTGCCGGCCTGCATCGTGATCTGCTGCAGCCCGCGGCCGATACCTGCCGCTGCCAAGCCCGTGGCGAGTTTGCGGCCCAGCGAATCACCGGCAGCGGTGGCCGTGGTGTCGAGGCCCCGAAGCTTACCTTCGAGCTTCTGGATCTCGGCGCCGTACCGCTGAAACTCACGGCTGCCGATTTTGGCCTGTTCCTGCAGCCCGCGGAATGCGCCGATGCTGCTGCGGATCCCGGCGATCGTGCTGTCATTGGCGCGGGCGAACTGGAACGTCGCTGCACGCAGCGCGCTCATCTCGCGGGCCGTGGTCTGGCTGCCCTTTGCCAGATCCTGCAGCGATCGCCTCACCCGGTCGATATTCCCGCCGCCCTTCACCTCGGCCGACAGCCGGATGGCGGTATCTAGGCTCATCCGGGCCATGTGTTATCCGATCGCCAGTCCTGGGGTCAGGCTATGGAGGGCGGGCAGAGGGGTGCCTGGCGGATGGCGGGCACCGATGCTGGATCACGGCTCTTCCTTAATGCACCTCTCTCTTTGCCCTGTTAGGTAAAGATAGTCATAATCCTCACTTGGTTGCTCTTCCTCCATCGACATAAAAACAATACCTCTACCTTGTTCCCATTCATCCACTGCCTTAATGTATAAGTTTAAAGAATCCCTGAGAACTTCGGCTTTACTTCGGTTAGTTTTTTCTGCAAGATCATTTAATGCTTTAATATAAACGTCATCAGTGCGAAAGGAAACAGAGTACGAGTTCAACTTTTCTTTGTCTTGACTTTTGAACAATTTGCGAATGGACTGGATCATTGGTTCTCCTCTTTGCTTTTATTCAAAAGATAATTCATCTCTTCCTGGTCTTTCTTCATCCGAGTTTCTAGCAGCCTCAGGCGAGGCTCAATGTCTTGCGGGAATCGCACTTGACCATCCCAGTGGGGAGAGGCGCTGTTGCGCTGACCTTGGAGGCGTTGGCGGGCTTTTGCCTGGGATCTGCTGAACGCCTCTGTTTTGTGAAAGAAAAGCGCACACATAGCAGCAACACCTAGCGAGCACAGTATTAATCCAGCTCGCGGCGTGGCCCTGATAACAGCTACGCTAGAAATAAAAGCAAACAAGAAAGTACAGTAAAACACTAGATAGTGCCTATCAATAAAATCATACAGCTTGTCTTTCATTGGCTTTCCTCGGGTGACGTAGCAGTTTTACCCAGCACGAACGGCATCAGCCATTCGATTACGCCTTCTTGGCATAGGGCCTCGAAGAATGCTGGGTTGTTTTCGATGGAGGATTTGAGTTCTGGGGTGCAGAACACAAACTCGGTTTTACCTTTTACGCATGCTTCGGCGCCAGCTTTGACTATTTCTATCCCTCCATCAAGTGCATCGAGCCAGTCCTCTATGTCTAACAGTGCTGCAGCCCGCTCCAAGTCTTTCTTGCATTTATTAGAAAGACCAATTTTATGCGGAAACTTATCTTCAGCCATCACTTCCCTCCGACGGCACAGCCCAAGTGCCACGCGCAGAACGCTTGAATCCCCGGCGCTCTGCAATCTTGTCGTGGGCCTTGAAAAACCGCCGACGCCAGAGCGGCTTGCCGTCGCAGTCCAGGGCAACGTCAACGCTGCCGAGAGGTAGCAACGGGCGGCAGTGATCGCAGAACTCCTCAGTTTTGTAAGAAGCGCGGCCCTTTGTAAAGCCCGAGAATTCCAGGTAGATCGCGTCAACTAGGGCGTGATAGGGAATTTTGCGATCCGTAACCGGCACAGCTGGTGCAGCCGGCTCGGGCGCCTGCAGCGCCTCCACCTTGAGTTTAATGGCAGCAGTGAGCATCTCCAGCGCGGCCAGGTCGGCCGCTAGGGAGTCGAGAAGATGGGTTGTCATGGCGAGTGGTTGGAACGGCGCACGGCTGGCGCACCTGCCCCACACCCTACCGCACCGGAACCCATTTCGCACCCCTCACCCCCGCGCCGCCCCCAGATACTCCCGCTCCAGCAGCCGCAGATCCTCCAGCAGCCACACCCGGTCGGAGCGCTTCACGCCCTCATCCTTGGCGCATTGGATGAACACCCCGTAATCGAGGCCTACGGGGCCATTCATCCCCACCCGCCACTGGGTCTGCATCTTCAGGAACCACGCCAGCGCTTCGCAGTTTTCCGGCAGGATCCCGAACGTCTCGGGCCGCTGCTCTGCCTCGGGCACCGCCAGGCCGAACACGGCAGCAGCGTCGGCCGCATCCTTGCCGTCGTCAGCATCACCTTTCGCGGCGCCAGCGAGGAACAGCGCCGCGTCTACGAGTTTTTTGCGCGGAACCCTCCTTGCTTGGCGGCGGACTTGGCAGGCTCGCCGGCGGCGCTGGGCTTGCCGATACTGGCGACCCAGGCATTGAAGATCGCCGACGCAGCGCCCTGCATCCGCAGCATCTTGGCCTTGGCAGCATCGGTGAACTCGACAGGCTCGCCAGCCTCGTCCACCACCTCTTCACCCCAGCCGCAGAGCACCTCGGCGGCCAGATCCTCATAGGTGCACGGCAGCGGCTCAGTGAGCACCTCCAGGTCATTGCTGCCCCGGTAGCTCTGCAGCGCCTCGTAGCGCTTGATGGTGGCCACGATCAGCGCATTGTGCTGCTCGTTGAGATCGTCGCAATCCTCCTGGTCCAGCACCCGGAAATGGGCGGTGAAGGTGTAGGCCTTCTTTAGGCCCGCCTTCACCGGCAGATCAACCGATACCGGCCACTCGATGTGGTCCGGCTCGTAGAGATGGAACATGGCGAATCAGAAGAAAACGAGGCGGGTTTCGTCGTTGCCGGCTGCGGATTTGGGCAGCGCGGTAAATGGGATCTGCAGCATGCTGACCCCGTCAGAATCAGGGAACGAGAGGTCGCCGCTGATCGCCGCTCGGGGGCAGAAGAAGATGGAGCTTTCGGTAGCCGTCGTGCCCTGCTGCACAACGAACGGGCCATCGCTGGCGCCGCTGTTGTCAGCTGCAGCGGTGAAGAAGTTCTTCGTCGCCACAGGCGGGTTCTCGATCGTGATTGTGCCGTTCGGGTTGGGGCGGTCGGTGATGCGGGCGTGAGGTTCGCAGCCGATCAGCGAGCGGAACACGGTTGACACGCCCCAGTCGAAGGTGAAGCCTTCGGAGCAGGGATCGAAGCCTTGGAACCGGATTGCCTTGGTGTGGGTCGGGGTGACGGGCACCGGCTCGGCTTGGTTGCTGTAGACGAATCCTTCAGCGCTCTTTGCGGTGGGGGTGGTGTAGCGGCCGACGCCGGTGATGGTGAAGGTGCCGTAACCGTTCAGGGTGCTGTTGAGGGCCGGGCTGCCACGGAATCCTTCGATCCGGTGAACGTTGACGCCGTCCTTGACCGCCACGATGGTGCAGCTGCTGCCGTTGCCAAAGGTGCTGATCGGCTGCAGCAGGGACAGCGCGGGGATTTTATAGCCCACTGCGCCGCCGGTGAACGATGCGGCGGAAGGAACCACCGTCACCTGCCGGCTGGCCCCGTCGTGCGCCACGATCACGCCCTTGTGGCCCGTGTTGGCGCCGCTGGTGATCTCGATTGGCAGCCCCAGGTAGGCGTCGCTTGCGGGGTTGCTGCCGCCCAGGTCCGCCAGGGTGAGGGTGTTGGCGCCGCCTGCGGTGGCTGTGCCGGTCAGCTCGGCGAATGCCGAGACGTTCATCCCGGCTGCCTGCAGCAGTGGCGTAAACCGAGGGGCGGTGGCGGCGACGCCAGAGCCGCCCCACTCGAATGTCACCGTGACGGCGACGTGCTCGTTGGTGAGCGGCTGGCGATCGGCGCCGAGGAAGCCCTTGATCAGGTTCCGCTCGACTCGGGGGCCGGTGATCGGGTTGATCTCCAGCGACACGATCTTCACCGCGTCGGTGTTGGCGATCGAGCTGGCCAGGGTGCCGTAACTGGTTTCGGCCTTCACCAGCGCGAACGTGTTACGAATCAGGAGTGCCATCAGTCTTTCGCCTTGCTGGGTTGAGCGGGCTTGGCGGGCTCAGGCTTGGGCGCCTCAGCAGCGGGCACCATCTGGCCGCTGGGGAGCATCACGTACTCGCCAGACAGGCCGTGGTGCTCATAGTGTTGGTCGGCCGCCATGGTTGGGGGTGAGCTTCCGTAAGATCAGCCTATGGAGCCGCGTTGATCGCGTCGTCGCGGGTCCGGTAGCGGATCAGGAAACGGTGCTGCATCCAGCCGGCAGTGGCGTCGGCCTGTTCGTACTCCGGCCGCCAGCCATCGGGCTGCACGTCATGGGCCAGGCCGCCAAGGGTGCGATCGCTCATCATGCGGGCGTGCACGTCTACGCCGATAGGGTCGGCCAGCTGGTCGGGCACGTCGCCGCGAACGTAGATCTCGATTAGCACCGGCAGCGCCTGATCGAGCCGGCCCAGGCTGGCGCCGGTGGTGCGCGGGGCGTTGACTGGGTTGTCCTCGCCGGGGCTGACGATCAGCGCCGGGGCCTCCGACCTGGAGAGCGCCTGCACCCGGCTGCGGTAGATCCTGATGCCGACCTGCACCGTGCCGGGGAGGGTGACGGTGGCGATGTGGTTCAGGATCTGCTCTCGGAGGCTGGGGGTGGTCATGGGGTGGGGTGGGGCGGAGTAGTCGGGGACACTACGAGGTGCGGTTTGGCCTCTCGATTTCTTCAGGCTTGAGTGGCGTTCTGAGCCATGCCTTGAACTCTCGGTCCAGTTCTGCAAGGTCGCAGGCTGGGCCGATGCTGAACGCCAGCAGCGTTTCGGGTGGGCACTGGGCCAGAGTGTTCTGAGTGGTGGTAAGTGTGTTCATTGCGTTACGGTATCGCCGCCGCGATGGCGTTGATCAGAGCGGTCACGCGGGCGTCGAGCAGGGCGAGATCGAGGGATCCGCCGATGCTGTAGAAGGCGATGCGGGCGTTGGAATTATTGCCCCCAGTGTTATTGGAGAAGATAAAATAATTCCCTGTAGACACTCCACTGCTAGCAGTGGATTGAGTGCCCGAATTGCTACCATCTCGCCATGAGTAACTAGCCGATGAAGCCCTAGAGACTCCCAAGAGAACAGGAACAGCAGTATTAGATGAGTGCGAATTAAGGACTGAAGCT